GTTTATTACCGTTGTATCACCGTTTACAGTTAAATCACCAGTAACAGTTAAATTCCCACCAACAGTAGCATTAGATGTAACAGCCAATGTTCCACCAATAGTTCCATTTCCGCTTGTTGTAAGTGTTGCACCTATTAATCCCGCGGATGAACTTATGTTACCACTAGCGGTTATGTTTGTAGTTGTTATAGCACCATTAGCAGTTAATCTGCCTGTTAAGGTTGATGTTCCCGTAATACTTAAATTACCACTTCCGAGTATGTTACCACTTGCGGTTATTTGTGTAAATGTTGGAGAATCGTTAAATGAGAAAGTTATAACATCATCTTGGCTGGCGGATATTAACAAATTATTATTTGTGTTAGCACTCCCCGCAAATGAGCCTGAATTAATAGTTAAAGTATCTGCCGAACTATCGGCTGTTACTGTAACCCCACCAATTGTTATATTTGAAAATGAATTAACACCTGCTATATTACCTGATGGTAATGTTGCTACTTTAACAAGCTGACCATTAGAACCAACTAAAGCGATATGATAGTTTGATAAACTTGCGCTTGGTATTTCTGGTGTTGCTGATGCGGTTAGGGTTGTGGTTGTTAATGCACCATTAGCGCTTAGTCTACCACCAATAGTTGCAATTCCGCTTGTTGTGAGTGTAGCACCTATTAAACCTGCGGATGAACTAATATTGCCTGATGCGGTTATTTGTGTTGTGGTTAAGTTTCCACCAATAGTTCCATTTCCGCTTGTGTTTAGTGTTGCGCCTATTAATCCTGCAGATGAACTTATGTTACCACTAGCGGTTATTTGTGTTGTGGTTAAGTTTCCACCAATAGTTCCATTTCCGCTTGTTGTAAGTGTTGCGCCTATTAATCCTGCGGATGAACTAATATTGCCTGATGCGGTTATGTTCGTAGTTGTTATAGCACCATTAGCAGTTAATCTGCCTGTTAAGGTTGATGTTCCCGTAATACTTAAATTACCACTTCCGCTTATGTTACCACTTGCGGTTATATGTGTAAATGAGGGGGAATCTGCAAAGTCAAATGTTAATGTATCAGTTGTAGTACCAGAAGCGCTAATCGTTAGGTTTGCATCGGATGATGAAATGATTAAGTTATCTGATGCACCATCTGCAAACACTGTTCCAGTTGAACCACCCAAGCCACCAACACTCATTGTAACGAATGAAAGAACGGATTGCCCCGTTAATGTTGCTTGTGAAACCTGTCTAACTTCACCTGCGGTGGTTATTAATAACACATTTTCACTTCCACCTATTGGAACCTGGCTTGCAGTTATGCTTGTTAGATGGGCATTACTACCTGATACTATTACTTTTTTCCATGATGCCATAATTAGTTTTCCATTTTTACTTTATTAACCCTTAAATATAAATAGGTTATATTTTTTTTTCCGTATAAATAAATTAGTTTTTTTAAATATGTTTTTATTCAACCCCCAAATAAAAATTTCCATCAGAACCATAATACATTCCACCAGTCACAGCCGTTGGTGGTGTATCAAATTTACCCAATACCATTACACCCTCTGAATTAATTTGTGCTGCAACAAAACTGCCGGATTTAATAATAAAAAAATCAGGGGCTTCAGACGATATTTTGGTTTGAACTTCGTTTGTTTGATTGTATATTGTTACACTTGATGTAGTTAATCTGACATTTCCTAATTGTATGTATTCATCTCCACCAAAAACTTCCGTAATAACCCCAGTATCATCAACAAAACTTAAACTTCTACTTACATACACATCACTCCAAGCAGCATCAGTACTACCAACGGAAAAATCGGATGTTTTACCCGATTGAACATAGGGGATAAGTGAACCTGAATAATTTACTGAGCCTGAAAATGAACTTCTACCAATAATTAGGAGATTTCCCAATAGATTTACATTACCATTTGTAGTGGTATTTGTAGTTACTGCGGCTTCAATACTTTCACCTAAACTACTTGATTTTTTTAAAAATAGTTTACCATCAGCAGTATTGATTGCTAATTCACCCAACGCAATGGAGGCCGTAGTCGGTACATTTCCCGATACTAAATTTCTTTTTAGTATGATTGCCATTAGAAAAATCCCCCGTCAACGTTTTCGGTAAATAAAGAATAACTTGCCGTACCAAATAAAGAACCTGTGAATGAAGTCGCTGTTACACCACCTACTACTTGTAGAGTGTTTATGGGTGTTGATGTGCCTATACCCACTCTACCCGTACTACCCACAATCCTCATTACTTCCGATGGTTTAGATATACCATTTGTTGAAGTAAAAAATGCTAAATCATTAATTCCACCACCAAATAAACTTGGGTATGATATACTATCTATGTATGCAGAGCCCTTAAAACCAAAACTCGAACTTTGTAAAAATCCCAACCCATCATTATAATATGATAGAATTCCACTATAACTTCCAACATTATTACCACCAATTCCATATCCATTAGTTATGTTTATATTACCACCATTAACAGATAATTTTGATATTGGAAGCGATGTCCCAATACCCAATCGTTCATTTGAATCAAATACAAAATCAGAATCACTACCTAAAACACCATTATTATTAAAAATAATTTGTCTGTCTGAGCCCGGAGATGTTATTGTACCCGAAACTATTAAATTTTGAGTAATTGTTACATTTTCACCAAATGAACCACTAACTAAAAGAGAGCCGGTAATTATTACACCACCACTTAAAGAATTAAAAGTTATAGTGCCAGGATCACCTTTTTCACCCCTTTCACCCTTAGGTCCTCTGCCTACTATTGTAACAACAGAAGTTTCTTTTTGTAATACGCTTACAGAGGTATCTTTCTTTTTATCAGATACTACAACCGTATTTTCATTTTTGGTTAGTTCTACCGAATTTTGAGTTGATACAACTTTAACATTTAATCTATCATTACTCACCTAGTTACCTCTTTCGAAAGCTTTGCAAGTCCTTCCAATAATCTCGTAACTATACCACCATTACTCTGCAATTCTATATCATATACACCTTCGGCGAAGTTTAAATTTGATGATGATGCAGCAGAAATAAATAAACCAATACTACCCGATGTTCTTGGTAGAACAACCGATGCTGATTCTGGGGTAAGGTTTAATCCTGTCCCATCATTAGAAAGTGTATTAGTAATACTTAAATATGTTGTGGATGAATCAACCGAAGGTCTTATTTGCATTCTTGCGGTATATCCTGATAAATCAACGGGTTCTCCGTTAGAATCTTTCCATTCTAATAATAAATCCGTTGTCGAACCCTGTTCTATGGTCAATAAATATCTTCCAGCTGCCATTTTATACTCCTATTATTAATATAAATATCTAATATTCATATAATAGTTTAAATATTTCATCTAAAGCGGGATGTCTATGATTATCTTTTAATGTTACGGTGTAAACAAACCCACTTGGTTTTAATTTTGCTACTTCATGAATAGCAGAATCGTTTGCTGACTTTAAATCTATTTGTTGTGGGTCTCCACACAATATCATTTTTGAATTCTTACCCAATCTACCCAACACCATCGCTAATTGAGATTTTGTAAGATTTTGAAATTCATCAACAATACAAACACAATCATCAAAAGTTCTTCCTCTAAAATGTGTGAGAGATACCAATTCTATTTTTTCATCCTGCTCCATTTTATCCAACACCGATGATTTATCATAAACTTTTCGCATATTAGAACGAATAGGAACTAACCACGGCTCTAATTTTTCTTCCAAAGAACCTGGTAAAAACCCATTATCTTCATTAGAAACGGTGGGACGCGTTACAACAATTTTGTTATATTCTCTCTTAAAAAAGGAATCTAATGCTATTTGACACGCAAGTAATGTTTTACCACTACCAGCTTTTCCTAAAATAAAATTGAAGGGATGATTTAAGATATTTTGTTTTGCTACTTTTTGTTCTTCGGAAAGTGTAATTGAAAACTTTATATCACCTTTTGGAACTCTTTTTTCGGTATTTTCTATCATAATGTAACCCTTTATACTTTTAATATAAATATCCCATAAAAAACAAAAGGGGATGATTTTCATCATCCCCCTTTGAAAACACTTTAACTATTATGTGATTGATTAAGCACCACCAATAGTTTCCAATCCGTTCACATATACTTTACCATAGAACTCACCTCTTACCATTTCTTTGGCGTAGCGAGTCATTACACCCTTACGAGGAGTAAAGTTTTTGTAATCGTACACAAGAGGTGTCATAATCAATGGAATGTATGGAGCGTAAACAGCACCAGTTTCCAAGAATTGTGTTCCTCTGTAACCCATCAAAATCAAGTTTTCTTGCATATATGGGTTCTTATAAACCTGATATCTTTGTGCGAAAGAACCTACTTTGGTCATACCAAATGCAAATTGTCTTTCATCACCAGTTCCATCAGCAGTGTATCCTGGAATTGATTCCAAAATAGTAGCAACATCAGGAGAACATACTAAGAAGTTTGCACCACCACGCATTGTCTTAGCGTGAATTTGGTTAGAAACTCTCTGCAATACAGTTCCCAAAGTTGCGAACCAAGTACCCTGAATGTAAGCTGCTACATTAGTAGTGTTCGCATTTGTGAATGTACTTCCATTCCATTCCTGTCCGATTTTTGCAGACCAGTAACCTGTAGTCAATGCGTTCTGAATCAACATGTCCAAAATCTCAAAATCAATCTCTTGTGATACATATTCAGATAACATTGAAGTTAATTCTGCTTCTGCATCAATAGAGTGATATGCATTCAAGTCCTGCGCAAATTCAGGTGTCCATTGTGCTTTCAACTTACGAGTTTTAGCAACAATTGGAACTGAACGCATTTCGATGTTCAATTCTGGGATTTCTAAATCCGTTTCAGGATTTGCTCCCATTTGTGTTTTTGATACCTCAAAATCACCACGAGTTACATCAGTTGGTTGTTTTTGGTATCTGATAGTAGCGTTTGTGGCACCTATTGCACTTGTAACTTTACAAACGAAACTGATTTGAGAATCGGTTGAGTTTACAGTTGTAAATTGTGGGTAAAATGTTTCAATGTTACTACCACTAATTGTAAACGCACGAACACCTTCCAAATCAGGACGAGTAAACGAACCTGTACTGAATGTTAATTTTTGGAAAACACCACCAGCCGTTGAAGCAGACCAATTGGTATCATAGTTGTAATCAGCAGCTGAAATAGAAGCTGTTACCATAGCTGTGTCTGTAGGAGCCGCAGCTTTTGTAGAAATTGCTGATGTAGCAACATCGTTGATAG